AGTTGATCTCCAAACCTGGTCATTTGATGATTTTGCAAGCCCCAATTATTTCCAGGGAAGTCTCTCACCCAACTCCATTTATCATCATAAATATCATATTTGAAGACTCCCTTATATGGCAAGTTCGTATCCCAATGCCATCCATTCACCAACCAAATGGTATCATCAATTCTCACTGCTTGGCCAGAAGCAAGTTCAGAAGGGAGGTCATCTAACTGAAAGTAAGTTCTTTCTTTTAAATCCCAGCAAACGCAATCTCTCTTAGATCTGAAATATTCATCATGACCGCCGAAAGTGTAAAGTAAATTATCGATCTGGACATAAGTGGCTCGATATCGATCTCGGTTAGAAGCAAAACTATCTTTCCACTTTTCATCTCTTAGACAAAAGGTTCTGAAGTAATCATCATATAGACGAAAAGGAGAATAAATGTGAATCATTGGAGTTCTGAAAAGACTATCTTTCCACTTGAAGAGTTCGAAGCACCCTCCAGTCACTGGCATATTGGGTAATTGATGATTTGAGGCATTCCTCAATAATTTAATCCGATGAAATTCTCCATTACTAGTGGAAAAATTCTCTGAAAAACCGCCGCCCCAGAAAACAGTATCATCGACTAAACAAGCACCGAAATATTTGAAGACTTTCCAATAAGGGAGAGAGTTTTGGAAGGCTGCTTTCTTTGATAAATATTTTCGTTGAGGCAGCCGATTCAATTCTTCAAATTCGAAGAGATTCACGAATGTCGAGCCTCTATGCCAAATAATTTCTTTTATCCTGAGGATTGATTTTTCTTTATAACCCAAGATGCTATAGAATTCTTTTTTCGTTAAATCGAGATCGAGTGAATTGAATAACTCGGTAATTAATGCAGACTTCTCTTCAATTCTTTTTAAAATCAGAAATAAATAAGTCTCGATGTTATTCAAATCAGAGGCATAGAGAAAATCATCGTCTTGCCAATCTGCTCCGCCTTTTGAGATATGTTTCTGATAAGTCATATCAGGGCCTCGTAGTAAACTGAAAACTCCTGATGCCAGGGATTATTTTTACTGAACAATAATTATTTATCGTTAGGATTCGGTTCTGAAGGAAAGTAGCCGCTTGCGGAGGAGAGTCGCTTAAGCTGCCGAAATCTCCAAGATACTTCCCTTTCTGCTTCAAAGAATAAAAGTGGAATTTGTCTGTAATTCGAATGGCTAAAGAACCGACTTGGACAAAACTTCCTCCGACGCGAGAATACTGATCTGAGTTGACTAAATGCCAATTATCATCTTGAATTGAATATCGATAAATATCCTTAAACCATTGGCCGTTGGTTCTTTGACCGCCATAAACATAGATATATCCATTAAACTCAGCTAAGAAGGAGTTTCTCTGGGGAAAAGGAAAATTACCGAGAGTTGTTTCAGATTGATTGATCAAATTAACTGCGGTAAACTCATAGAGAAAGTTTCCCGACTCATCTACTCCTCCCAAGACGAAAATCACCTCTCCGATTTGGCAGCTCCCAAAAGCAGTTCGATAATCAAGCTCGAATTCCTTTGAAGTTTCCTTTTTAATTAGATCAAATGACCAGACTTCTAATTTCTGTCCTGAAGTAATGAAAACGAAGAATTTATTACCCAGGAGGAAAGCTCCTTCAAAAGTATTCGGAGATGAGAAAGCATTAGATTTCTCGACCTCCCAATCAAATCCTAATCTTAAACTCAAGATTTGGTTATTAGTTAGATCGAATAAATAACATTTTTCGTAATTATTACTTAATCCGAAATTCTGAGTTGAAGGGAGTGAAGTCGGATAAGAGATTGCAGGAATTCCTGTTAAACCCGTAAACCAGATCAAATTAGTCTCGAAATCACCAAAAGTCCAAAATTCATCGAAATCAATCGCATTAATCGAATTTTGGCTCTTGGGTAGATTTCCTCCGAATCCAGTAGCATCTATTAGGGCATCATAAACCCAAGCTACATTTCCTGGTTCATTCGTGATAATTGCTACTTTACTCTCCTCTTCGAAAGCACTCCTAGGAGAAGAAAGGGTTCCATCAGTGGGTGTTGTCTCGATCCATCTATTAGAAACTAAGTCGAATTTATAAGTTTTGTTATTTGCGTATAACACATATATTTTTCCTTCAGAATACCAACCAGTACAGATATATTCATTGATAGGAGAAGTAGTAAAAATCGAATAAAAGCCATTCTCGAACTTATAAAAATTCAGATTATCTCCAGCAGCGAATCCTCCGAAAATATAAATAAGGTTGCCATCATTCACTGCTGTTGCATGACTTAGGAAAATCGGAAGATCTGGGAGCGAGAACCATTCTTTCAAATTTAAGTCATATTTTACTGCTTTGTTGCTCGCTTGACCTCCAAAGAAATAAATGCAATCGTTCAAAATTGTCATCGCGGTTGCGGTTAGAATGTGCGGAGGAGTTCCTAAATCAATCCAACTATTACATGAAGGAGAAAAGCTATCTAGATCAGAAGTGAGAATGTAAAATACTTTATCTCTATTCACAATTCGAGTAAGATCATTCGCGGAAATTGAGGTTCCTCGAGAAGTCCAACTTGATAAAGAAATCCTATCTTGATCTCTTTCAAAGAAGAATCTCCTAAATTCGCCTAATTTTGGAGAAACAATCGGGGAGATCTCCTTAGCATACATCGATGCGGAGATAAAAAGGTCTTCACTTTCTATTGGAGAGAGAAGAGCAATCAGGGTCGAATCAGAAAAATGAAGAGGATATCGATTAACTGGCGGTTCAAAATCTAATTCTCTTACAGAAAAATCTATATTTCTCCAATCGCGAAGTCCTATTGAATCTCCGCTTAACCAAAGGTAATTAATCGAAGGATGGTAAATATGCCTCATTCTCCCATCACCGTATAAGAAATTGAATTTGGAATTTGAATTGTGTTAATCTCACTGTCGAAAATGTAGATATCTCCATTAAGGATCTCCATCGCGGATTTATCTGAATCCCAAATTTTGTAATATTTTACCAAAGCACCTTGAGCGGGATAATAGAACCATAATTTTGTTTTAGAAAGGATTACAATTGCTTCTCCACAGTTGCGAGCTCTCGAATTTTCGAATCTCGGAGGACTATCAGAAAAAATCTCCTCGACAGACCAAGAAGAATTTTTCAGATCGAATTTCAGAATTTTATTCAGATTGAAAAAATATAGATCATTCAAATATCTCGCGACCGAACCTTGAAAAATCGCTTCAGGTGGGCTTGGTAGAACTGTTCCCGTATCGGTTGAGAGAGATCTCATATCAAACCGCTTAGCATAAGTCCCAAAAACATATAAATAATGATTTACCAAAATACCGCAGCCATAAGCTGGAAAAGCGAATTGGGTAGTCTCAGTTCTCCAACTTTCTTCTATTAGATCAAAGATGAATGCTTCTCCTGTAGTGTTACTAAAACAGTAGATCTCATCATTATAAAAGATCGGATCATTTTGATATGGTGATTTGGTTAATTCTGAATAAGAATCGAGCTCTTCTATTCGATTTTCTTTCCAAAAGAAAACAGCGCTACCAGTCTTCGTCTCTCCTCCTTGATTTCCGCCTAATAGAAAGGTCAGTTTTCCAACTTTACAAGATTTTAGATATTCTCTCCCGATTGACGAGGGAAGATAAACTCCTGTTCCGAGATTGATGCAAGAATGCGCGGTATGTAAGGGAGCGAAGGAGAACCCATGAGGTCCTTCGCAAAAACCAGGAGAGACTATGAAAGAGCCCCATTGATTGACATCTCCTCGATAAGAAATGGTTTCATCAATAGAAGCTTGACAAGCGGGATTCTTCAAACTTAGGATTTGGATTTTATTCACGACATCTCCATCCCATCCCCCGAACAGATAAACTAAATCTTTAATTTGGCACAATCCGAAGAGTTCGACAGGATAATTAAGAGTGCCCCAAGATTCATCGAAAACTAGAGTATCCAAATCCAATCGAATGATGGAATCCGTGATCTGATTTCCGATTCGGCCTCCTAGATAAAAGAGACCGCCATTATAATGGCAAATCCCTCCTGAAGTTCGATCAGGAGCAGAATTGGTTAAGGTTGACCAAGAATCTTCTTGAGTATCATAAATATAGATATTGGTCCCTACCCAGAGATAAACCAAATCCTCGATATTAGTAACACAATGATAAGTAGCGGTTGGCATTGGAATGGGATCGAGATCGTCGAATTCTTTTGTTTTAAGTGAGAAACGCCAGACGGTATCTTTATGGTTGAAATATGGATCCATTCCGCCGAACAGATAAATATTTTCGCCAATCCTTACCCCTTTCATTTCCATTCTTTCTTCTGGGAGATCGACCGATTCTGTTACTTCCCATCCTCCGTGAAGCAAATTAATTATTTTGACTTTAGTTCGATCGAAAGCTACGATGTATTCATCAACTACAAAGCTACAATTGTGCCAAATTTTCTGAGTAGAATGAACAGTAAATCGATCGGAGTATTGAAGTAGGCCCAATTTCAATTCTTTACCGATTAATTGGCAGAGAAGTAGTGTTTCATCTTCGATCCCCTTTTCCCGATAACTTACTTTCAATTCTACTTCTGGTATTAATCGATCATCAGTTCGAAATCCCTTCCAAATACTGAACTGCTCTCTTCCAAACCCGATGCTGCGAGGAGAATTGAGAAAATCAATATCGAAGCCTCTTCGAGGAACGAATTTGGTCTCTTGATCGGGTCGATGAGGGAACCAATTCTGTTCGGCTTCAGCAATAGTATCTTCAACCGCTTGGATTTCACTACTTTTAATTACATCGGAACCGATCCAGTGCTTTCTTGGATATCTCATACTGTAATTTGATATTGTAATTTGAGTTCTGAAGTGGCTGGTTTGTTCTGGATTATGCTACCTGTGCAATAACGAGAGAACATAATCCCATCGGTTGCAGCGTCAAACAAGCCAAATTCAGAAAGATCATAACTACCAAGAACAAAGGTAGCAACATAAGTAATTTGCCGTTGATTGATAGTTATCTCGGATAAGACTCGATCAACCTCATTTTGTAAGGAGGTATCTGTCGGACTTGCTGGGGTCAATCCTGTTCCGACTGCAATATACTTGAACGGATCGCTAGATGAATCTCCGATTCTTTGTGCGATCCATTCCATCCCTGTTGTTGTAATTAAATTTCTGAACTCGCCAACTAGCTGATTATCCAAATATATTTTTGCAATCCCTTTCATAATACTAATTTATTTTGTTCTAATCTGCTTCTGGATATCACGAAATAAGGTGATTCAAGTAATTCAGTTGAGAAGGATTCGGAGAATTCAGATAAAGGAGGTTCTTCAAAGAAAATCTTGAAAAAAATCTCATATCCCACTCCTGCTGGCTTCTCGTGTAAGAGAAGAAAATCCAAGTCATTTACCAAATCGTCGGAGACTGCCTCGCTCAAGATCTCAACTAAAATTTTCGCGGGGAATTCATCTTCAATTGAAATCTTATCGACAGGAATTCCATAATTAGATAAAGCGATTAATAATCCTTCTTTAGTTGGAGATAGAGTAGCCGTCGGAAGTTTAGACTTTATCCGAGAGCGGAAAGTCTCAACTTCTTCTTCTTCTCGTTTATATACATTAACTAGCGAGCCAATTGAAGCAAGACCGCCTTGTGTGATTTTCGGGTAATCTCTTTTTTTAATTATCCTAATCGATGACATAGTGAGCTGAATCTACCCAATGTTCAAGTTGGATTTGAAATCCTTGATTCATTATTGTGTCTTTCTCTTCTGAGAAAATCGAAAGGAATTTATAGACATTCGATGTTTCTGATTTATCATATAAATTCGGTAAATGATGCAAAAAGAGATCTTGGCTATTGGGTTTGATCTGGATCTTCCCTGGAATAGTTTTAATCTTTAAGAGACCAGTTCCGATTTCGTGATATTGACAAGCAAACTTAAAAATATCTATATTCTCCCCACCGATTTTACCAAAATTCTCTTTCTCGCCAACTCGAATTTTTAGATAAATGAACTTGGAAGTTTGAGTGAGACCGATAATTTGATTACTCTCATTTCTCGCGGGAATAATTTCTGCTTCAGAAGCAGTTTCAGCAATTTTCGTCATTTCGTCCCAGTTTATCTCTTTCTCTATTTGATTAGAAAGAAAATATCGAATTTCGGAGTCTTTCAACGCGAGATTATTGATTAAATAGAATTTCAGATCTTGAATTCCTTGCTCATCATCCATTGACCAAATTCTGATTAATAAGCCAATTAATTTGCTTTCACTCTCTTTTACTTTCGAGATTGTGCCGAAATCGATTAATGAAGTTGCGTCAATTCCGAAAGTATCTAATCTGGTCGGGAAAGAATCAATTTCAGTTGGATCGAATTGGCGAACCTGAATTCTCATCATTTTTAATTACCTTCTGGTATAAGTGTGAGAGAAATCAAATCAGTCGAGGAAACAGCCACTTGATTGTTTTCCGCTATTTCAATATCTTCTGTTTCTGTAGGATTGGGATCTAGACCGATAAATAAGGAGTTACTTTCAATTGCACTTACCCCTTCGACATTGCTGATTTGATTGGCAATCTCGAAGAATCTGACATCATCTCCTGGCGAGAGAGAGTCAAAATAGTCTAAGATAGCTGATTTAATTCGAGATTCTAAAGTAAGGAAATTCGCCGTCGATAGATATCTCACTATTGCCGTTATGTAAATCGGGATCTCAGTTGGTCGTTCGAAGGAAACCTGGATTCCTGCTGGTCGATAAGCCTCAATAGTATTCAAAATATCTTCTTCCGCTCCACCATAAACATAGAGCAATAAGGAATGAGGCGGAATGCCATCTTGAATTTCATCGGAGTAATTCTCCAGACCAGTAACCGATTTTACTCCACTCAAAGAAGAAATCGCCGCGATTATCGAATCGACTGTGCCTCTTCCGAATGATGCAGAGAAATTCTTAGCTCGCAATCTCAATTCTTCATCAGTTTCGGCTTCATCTCCTCCTTCGAAAGGAGCAGGATTGGAAACGGTTAATAAATTAGAGTTCACGAAAGGTTGAATGATTGAGATCTCATTCGCATTGATATTATATTCAGAGCCTCCGAATCTGGATTCTGCTTTGGCATCAACGCTTAAAGGGCGATAAGAGACATAAACTGGATCGCCAATTGATGATTCTAACGAGCCACTCAGATAAATCCGCTGTTCTTCAACCAACCCAGAGAATAAATTATCCCCTTCTCGATTGGGCAACTCCGAGACATAAATAAAATCGCAGCTATAGACTAAATTCTGCGCGGTAACGAAATAATTACCCGACTCCTCTTCGATTAGATCTATTTCATCATAAATATAAGGAACCACCTCGACATCCTCAATTGTTTGAAATTCTAGTGAATTTGGAGGAGATGTCATTATTATCGAGCCTGAGAGGATTGGAATGCTACTCCCAGAGGCGATTGGAGCATCGCCAGTATAGAATCTCACGGTTCCTTGCGATCTTTCTGCCTCTCTTCTAGTAATACCAAGAAGAGAAACGACATTATCGAGAGATTGACCAGTAGCGGTATCTAAATAGGCCGAATAATAAATATCTTCTAAGACTTTCCAAATTCTGAATTCTTCTATCGAGATGATCTCAATGAATTTTTTCAAGGGAGAAGTCGGGCTTAAATCGACCATAGACCCGAATAACTCTTCACTTCTGGCTAAATTTTGTTTCTCTTGGATTATCAATTGAAGCGACTTAGGGGTAAACCCACTCTCGGAAATTCCATAAGTTGTCATGAGTACTGGATCAATTCTTTAAAGAAGATAGTATCGGCATCTTTTGTAATAATCGATCCCTCTACTTTAATTGTGCCATCTGTTTCTTTAGTTGCTGAGAAATCAGCAAGCTCCTGAACTCTCGGATCTTGAAAGAGAGTATCCATAATCAAGAATTTGATCGCATCTGGTTCGTGTTGCCTGAAGACCGCATCTTTCGGAAGGCCGAGATTGGGATGTAATAAATCGTCTCCGCGAATAAGATAAAGTAAGACTTTGATAGATTGAGCAATGGAATCAGTTTTCTCAATCATTATAAATTGATTATTCTGGTAATCTAAATCGAGGAATTTATCGGTCTCCTTTAATTTAAAAGTATCAAGCAAGATCTCTCACCTTAGTAATATAAACTATTTGATTCGGCTCTTCCAGAATTGAGAGAGAGCGAAACCCAGAATCCCCATATTCTCGAAAGAGGATTTTGATAAAGATCGGAAGAATTTTAATCGATGTATCTATATGCTGAGTCACATTTACTAAGAGCTTGTTTTGAAAAATGTAATCCTCTTCGTTTTCTTTTCGAACTCTCAGAACTAAGAAGGGATCGACTGCATAAGTATTTAGATCGAAATAAAATTTATATGAGATGTTATTGAATTGCCGATCTACCACTACTGGAAAAGTAGTGCCTAAGTTGTAACTCTCAGTTATAATTGTGATATTAGTCATTGAAATGGAGACAATACAAATTCATCTAGAATACCCAAAGTGCTTGGTGAAAGCGGACTCACTCCTACTACTCTCATGGTATCTTTACTAACAGTCGGACAGAGAATGTCAGGAATGGCATTTAAGATTCGATCTACAATTCGCCCGACAGCAGTTGCTACTTCCTCAGCTGTCTCAGCTATCGTATCAACCGCTCCTGAAATTAAAGTTCCTACTACATCGCAGATATTCATCAGCTCTACTTCATTGCCGATTTCTTGGGAAGTGGTCTCAACTGGGCTGGCATCTTGCATAGATGAGAGAGATCCGCCCCATTTTACTGCCACCCATTCAGGAGCTTTCTGACCTGTAAGAACTTCTTCGAATTCAATCCTTACTCGAAATGCTCCCATTTTGAGCGAATTCTCTATCGAATAATCAACACCCCTAATCATCAAATTCTTGAAGGCAGCGAAAGATGTCTTTGACTTCTTCGAATAAGGAAGATTGTATCGATTAACCGCATCAGCAGCGAGACCAGTATAGAGAGTCCAGAGAGTTCCACTATCAATCGCTCCTTTTCTGGAATCTTCAATGCTCTCCATTTGATCTAAACCAGTGGTAATGATCTTTTGCGCGGCAAAATCAACCACATCATGTAAGATCATATCAACTGAGATCTTAGTTGGCTCATCTCTCAAATTTCCAACGAATTCTTTAATTGCTCCCTTAGTTACTCGATAGCGAGCGGGAGATGTCTCTTTCTTAATGGAGAGCGATTGAGTTGCGATTCCATCTCCGAAGATTAAATAATCTTCGCTAGCTGCGCCAATTGGGATATCTGTTGTCATTTAAAATGTAATTCTCCAAGGAAATCTTTTAAATTTAAAGGTAATTGTATTCGCCGAATCGATCTCGACTTTTCGGTTGGTTCTTATATAAATTTTATCATTATTCCATTTTGGTAGTTTTTTCAAATTAGATTTGGTGAAGATGCCAGGAAGGATAACTGCATCGATCAGACCGCGAAAGGTTGAATTAGTTTGACTTATTACTTCTTTCTCATCTTCTAGAGCGCCACTAATCGGCTCCTTGTTATAAAGAACCATCACCACATCTCCTTTCTCGATCGGAACCAAGAATTCTGAGAGCCCCCCGCGAAAAGAGAGGACAGGAACTTTCGAAAAAATGGCATCTTTGTCTAATTTTAGAAAACCACTCGCTCTCATTGTTTTGGGATCGAATTCCGTGATAACTCCCAAAGAGATCGTATTGAAACGGGAGAAGACATTCTCAGCGATTTCATAAATCTTCTTTTGTAAACTCATGCGATCTCGGATAGAGTAAGAGTGGTTGTAGCAAGGAACGAAGTATCGATTTGATGTTCGACCTTTTCGATCAGCCAAG